TTGGAGCGCTTGCTAGAAGTTAAATGTCGCGCTTGCGATACCGTATGGGATTCAACCCGTTGGAGATTGTTAGGAAAAGTGCTTGAAACTCATCAATAATGACTGTATAGCAGCGATGAAGGAAATACCCGACAACTCGATGGATTCCATCGTCACAGACCCACCTTACGAGCTGGGCTTTATGGGTAAGAGTTGGGATTCATCTGGCATCGCGTTCAATGTTGAAGTCTGGACAGAAGCCTTGCGCGTACTCAAACCCGGCGGGCATTTGATTGCCTTCTCTGGCTCTCGCACTTATCACCGAATGGCAGTTGCGATTGAGGATGCTGGCTTTGAAATCCGCGACCAGATTATGTGGATTTACGGTTCAGGGTTTCCTAAGTCGCACAACATCAGCAAGGGAATTAACAAAGCGGCAGGAGCAGAGCGTGAGGTTATTGGCAAAAAACCTTACACAAATCAAGACATCCGAAACAACGCTTACGATTCTGAAGAAGCCAGAGAACGACCAAGACTTGAAGCTCTAATCACCGCACCGGCCACTGATGCCGCTAAGCAATGGGATGGATGGGGCACTGCTCTCAAACCTGCCCACGAACCAATGGTCTTAGCCCGCAAGCCTTTGATCGGTACTGTCGCTAACAATGTCCTCACATACGGAGTGGGTGGGTTGAACATTGATGGGGCAAGGGTTGGGAGTAAGCAAATGGGTGGTTACCCAGTCAATTCATCTCTTGGTCGTAGAACTTCTGATGGTGGAGAACACAGCGATTTTGTTGCAACAACAGCAACAGGTCGCTGGCCAGCCAACATCATTCACGATGGTAGCGATGAGGTTGTTGAGTTGTTTCCTGATAGCAAGGGCAAAGTTGGAATGAGTAAACAGGCATCATCGCGTGGACTTTATGAAGGTGGCAAATCGTTAGGTGATACAAAGATCAATGATGGTATTGCCGATTTAGGTTCAGCAGCCCGATTCTTCTACTGCGCCAAGGCAAGCAAGCGCGACAGGAATGAAGGGTTGGATGGGTTTGAGGCATTTTCTAATGGCGTAGGCGCATTAAGAGATAAGGGGCGTAAATCTTTGCCTCGCGCCAACCATCACCCGACAGTAAAGCCGACCAACCTGATGCGTTATCTTTGCAAGCTCGTTACGCCACCCAACGGCACAGTCTTAGACCCGTTCATGGGTAGTGGCTCAACAGGTAAGGCGGCAATCTTTGAAGGATTTGATTTCATCGGCATTGAGCAATCTGAGGAATACATCAAGATCGCCGAGGCACGAATCAACTGGGTTAAAGAGAACCAAGAAAAGACTTTATTCTGATGCCTAAGATTTCAATAGTCCAAGCCTCAATGCTTTACTCGGTCACCAACCGAACTGTCATGCGCTGGATTAAGGAAGATCGCATTGAAGCTGACAACGACCTTTACGATCTTGATACCTTACAGAAGGCTTACGATAAGCGCAGAGCGCTCAAGCACATGAAGCGATTTGTTTGATTTGCAATGATGTGCTATTATGTATTTAGAGTGGAATTCTCTACACTAGCGAAGGCTCAACGAAAGCGAGCCTACTTGTGGTCATAGAATCGGACATCACAATCGCCGAACTTGATGAAGCTATTGGCTATCTTAATGACCGCCTCAAAATTGACCAATATGGCAATCGCATGGACTGGCGCAAACGCCAAACTATCCAAGAAGCAATAGACGATCTTTTGGATGAACGCCTCTTACTTACAAATACTGTAAGATGACAGACATGGCTTACACGGAACAACAACGCGCAGACACCTTAATTGCGCTTGAAGCCAATGGCGGCAACATTAGCCTTACATCTGAGCAAACTGGGATTCCTAGACCAACGATCTATTCGTGGTTGTCAGATAACCTTACACTTAAAAGCGATCACGCCATCGCAACTGCTGAACTTATACCAGCAACCAGAGAAGCATTTAAGAATCGCCTCACAAGCCTGAGAGATAAAGTCTTAGGTCACCTAGAAGTCAATTTTGAGGATTTATCCGCTAGAGAATCAGTCGTTGCCCTTGGCATCCTGATTGATAAGGTCGAACTGCTTGAAGGCAACGCGACATCAAGAACCGCAGTCGTGGGAAGTGGTGAAACGATAGATGAAGCAATCACTAGAATCACCAACGAGCTTGAACTCCGCATTAGTCGCAACACGGTACTTGAAGTGGAATCATCCACAAGCGGGGCTAGCGAGAGCGAACCAAAAACCACCACAGGGGAACTGGTCGAACTGGTTAGTGATGGCGGGTCGGGGATTTGGCAAGACTCGACTAGGAGCGGAGTGGCTAGCAGCCCAAGCGATTCGTAACGAGAATGTTCGTTGCGCCATTATCGCCAGAACCTTCTCAGATGTACGAAATGTCTGCGTTGAAGGCGTATCTGGCATCTTAGGTATTCTGCGTGAGTACGATGCTTTGAAAGACTGGAACAAAGCCAACGGCATTATCACGCTTAAAAACGGCAGTATCATTCAGACCTTTTCGGCTGATACACCTGACTCCCTGCGTGGCCCACAGTTTCACTTCGGTTGGTGCGATGAGTTAGCAGCGTGGCAGTATGAGGACACTTGGAACCAGTTTCAGTTCGGCTTACGCTTAGGCGATCACCCTAGAACCGTCATCACGACAACGCCTCGCCCGACAAAACTCATTAAGTCTTTGCTCAACAATCCTTCAACAGTAGTCACTCGCGGCTCTAGCTTTGACAACGCCGAGAACCTCTCTAAGACTGCTTTGCTTGAGATGCAGAACCGCTACGCTAACACGCGGTTGGGAAGGCAAGAGTTATACGGGGAAGTTCTCGACGATAACCCCGGCGCGCTATGGAACAGGGCGATGATTGAGTCAGCCCGTATCAAGTCCGAGGAACTACCTGCTCTTAGCCGTGTAGTTGTAGGCATTGACCCCGCCGTGACTTCTGGCGATGATTCAGACTCAACAGGTATTATCGTGGCTGGCATTTCAGCCGACAACAATTTTTATGTCTTAGCAGACGAAACAATTAAAGCATCACCGCAGGAATGGGCTACTAAAGCTGCTACTGCCTTTGATGCGTGGAAAGCAGACAGGATAATCGCCGAGGTCAATAACGGCGGCGATCTGGTTCTGCATCTTCTCTCTTCGGTTCGACCAAACATACCCGTCAAAAAAGTTACTGCTTCGCGGGGTAAAGCGGTTCGCGCCGAACCTATTTCTGCTCTTTACGAGCAAGGTCGCGTTCACCATGTCGGCTATTTCTCAGACCTTGAGGAACAGATGTGCGAGTGGGAGCCGGGTGTAAGTAAAGATTCGCCAGACCGTATGGATGCGTTGGTCTGGGCGCTAACTGAATTGAGTGAAGGCTCAGCATCTTTAACAAGTTTGTCAGCTCTTGGCAAACTTTGTCCTGCTTGTTCCTTCCCCAATATCAAATCTGCTTTCGTATGTATGAAATGCGGTTCAACACTTTAGGAGAAATCAATGACGGCTCAATCACTCAGCCAAACTCCTGACCCACTCAACCTCATTTTGCGCCAGAACCAGAACTGGACTATTGGCTTTGAATACACAGATGCACAAGGCAACCTCATCAACCTCACGGGTTACACACCTCTTTTGCAGTTCCGTACATCTGCGCTCGCCAAGACTACCGCGCTTTCTCTCAGCGTAGGCAACGGCATCACCTTTCAGCCCAACACCAACCCGCAGGTGCAGATCGCAGCTGAAGTCAATGTTGCACCGGGCAAGTATGAGTGGGACTTAGTGCTTCAAGGCTCGACAGGTAATCTCTATTTGGGATGCGGTACTGTTCAAGTGAACGCTGAGGTTTCTCGATGAGCGACATCATCAATGTTCAAGCCATAACCCCAATCATCACCGTAGCTGCTGCTGGTATCAACGGCATCCAAGGCCCACAAGGTATCCAAGGAATCCAAGGCATTCAGGGCGTACAGGGAACACAAGGCATCCAAGGTATCCAAGGAACGATTGGCGCTCAGGGCGTTCAGGGCATAACTGGAGCGCAAGGCTCTACAGGCGCGCAGGGTATCCAAGGCATTACTGGCTCACAAGGCGTTCAAGGTATTACTGGCAGCCAA